TTTTTATTTGACATACAAGCCGCCGTTAGCAAAAGCTTTATCAAAATTCATGTTTTGGTAGATAGCTCTATGAGTTTTCATGAGCTTAATGAATATGTTAGCTTCGTCTTTTACGTCTTGCAATGCGTCGTGAGCATTTTCTTTACTAAGTCCCATTCTTTCCCTTAATGCATCCATGCTTATAGATTTTACAGATGGATCGCTTTCTGTCCAAGCAAAAATATTATCCATTATATCGAACTTATAAACTTTACTGAATAACTTTTGCTGCCGACGATCCTTATCCCAAGGACCAAATTGTTCACATAGTCTGTTTATAATTATCATATCGAATGATATAATATTAAAACCAACTGGGATCGGATTAAAAAATGCATCGCCCTTCCAATTGTACTGTAAAACAAATTTAGAAAATTTATCCCACACAGACTTTAGTGCCGGTGCTTTTTCAAGAGATTCTCTAGTTTTGTTGGTGATCTTTAATGCTTCGTCCTCTACTGGATCTAAACCAGCGGCTATAGCCTTTTCTTCATCAAAGATTGGCTGTATCTCACTGTTAAATTGACCCTTGACAGAAAAGTTTCTTCCATCTAATGCCAATGCTGCGATCTGCGTTGGTTGAGTCTTATGAGGATTTCTTGATCCTGTTTCAAAGTCAAATATTATAAAGTCACGATTTGCCATTATTTCCTCTCAAGTTCTTTGATATACATAATTTTATCAAGCAAATTGATTCCTAGAATATCAAATTTTACGTGACCAAGAGCCTCTAAATCTGACATTTCTAATCCGGCTATCTTTTCGCCCGATCCCCTTTGATTCACCATTGGACATACATTACTTAGTTTATTTGCTGAAATAACAATACCAGCAGCGTGTTTTCCTTGGGTTTTAAAAGTACCCTCTATATCTATTGCTTGTTGAAAGTATTCAGCATACTCACCATCTAGTCTTCCATCGTCATTAATATAACAAAAATCTCTTAACTCATCAGCATTGTTGATTAACGCCCAGCGTATGATAGATCTTTCGTCATCTTCCATGTCTGCTAATTGATCAGAAATCTCTGCTTCGTTTGGTATAGCTTTAGTGATCGCGTTCATCTCTGCAAAAGAACAAGCTTCGTGTATTCTCAATACTTCTTTGATTGCACTTCTACCTTGCAATCTGCCGAATGTGATCATTTGGCTAACGTGGTCTTTTCCATACTTGTTTTTTAAGTATGCTATAACTTCATCTCTCTTGTTGCCGGGAACGTCCATATCGATATCGGGTAGTGATATATGGTCTTCGGAGTTTCTTCCAGCATTATAAAATCTCGCAAATAGTAGATCGTACTCTAGAGGATCTATCTTAGTGATACCAATAAGATATGATATTAAGCATCCAGCAGCACTTCCTCTTCCCGGTCCAGATAACCAACCCATATCATTTACATATTTGATAATGTCTTGAACTATCAAGAAATATCCGAATAGATTAGCACCCTTAATAATATCAAACTCTTCCTTGAATCTATCTAGGTATTTTTGCTTATCTTCTTCTGTCGATACTTTATCCTGCGATATTAAGAGTGTTCTCCATCCTTCTCTGCATAGTTCTTTTAGATATTCTTCTTCTGACTGATTGTTAGGACATTGAAACTTTGGAAGAATCGGTTTACTTAAGATATTATAGTCTTCGCATTGGCTATAAATTAATTCTAGCTCTGTTGTGTCTAGGTTCTTAGTTTCTTCTTTATCTAACACGTAGAAGTTGTCTTGCATAAAATATACAAGCTTATCCATGTGTTCTTGAGGATATTTTGAATCTACATTAATGCCACCAAGTCGATCTGGCTTTATTGTTTTTTGAATCTTAGTTAGCGTTGTCTTCATGTCCGAACACAATAAAATTCTATGCAGTTTAGCATCCTTCCTTTCTGCATAATAACTGTGTGGAATATCTTTTGATGATGAAGAACTAAGTTTGATCAAATTATTTCTAGACAAGGTTTTATCCAAAAAATCTTTTGCAAGTTCTCCATTTTCATCCAAAGACGAAACTAAAGAGATTAGATCATTCCAACCGCTCTTATTCTTTGCAAACAAAGTAAAGTTATCAAATGAGCATCCTATTATTGGCTTGATGCCAACCTTTTTACACGCTTGATAAAATGATACAGCGCCAGATATTGTCTTGTAATCGCAAATGCCGCAAGCTACATATCCGTTGTCCTTACACTTAGCAGCAAGCTCTTCTGGTTTAGAAAAACCACGTAGCAAACTATAATGTGTAAAATTCTTCAATGGAAACCAATTCAACTTTTTCTCCTAATTCAAATGATGCGGTCACAATATTCTATCTACGGTTGAGCTTTTTTACAATCCTCTATTGTTTGCTCTCTTCTTGTGAAATCCTTCTCTAGCTCATGTACTAGTTCGCTGCCAGCATGTTGATAAAAACAAGGAAACAAACCGTGAACAATCAAATATAATCCAGCCTTAAGACAAGTAATTCCATGACCTACCGCGAATCTAAAGTGACCGAGATAGGTCATGTTATTACCGTGTAAATGACTACGCCACTTTTTTACCAAGCTTTGCATGACCAGTATCTAGCCTTCCACTTGGGGCCGGGATTGTCACAATTATGTCTAGCTCTAAAGCTCTTTCTTCGTTCTGGAATATTCTTTTTAATTGTCATATTTGGATCACCGAATCTGACAATAACAATATTTCCACTTTCATTTTTTGTGTAAACAGCAAACTTTTTTGGACCATTGGAAGTTCTAAATGGCTTATTAAGAGTCACTTTACGACCTTGATATTCAGCCGCTTGACCAACATATGTTAATCTGCGACCATCCTTTTCGTAAATTCCTTGGCGACGATAATTGTATATTTCTCCAGTTTTTGGATCTTCGTATTTGAAGCCAGCATCAGACTCAGGCTCTTCTGTCTCTAATTCTGATGGCTCTTCAACTTCTTCTGGAGTATATTCGTCTTCATACTTACCGGGTTCGTAGTACTTTACAAAGTCATAAACATTCTGAATGTATATTTCGGCTTTAGAAATCATGTCCTTTGTCCAATCTTGGAATTCTACAGACAAAGACATTCCCTTTAATCTCATTACGATTTCCATCAACTGATCATGCATTTTTTGGATTTGTTCTAATGCCATTTCGTCGCCACTATCTGATTGGGCCTTTTTCCAAGATTCTGGATCTGGACGATCTGGATCACCGCGTTTTGCTGGCTTATAATTCTTTCCTTCACGTTCTTTTTTCTTACGAATATTTTCCCATAGACCGGGACGTTCTGCTGCATAATCCCATTCTTCTGTTTGTTCGCCAAAATCCTCATACTCATCTTCGAATGGAACATAGAAATTTTCTTCATTGATTTCTTCTGCATAGCCAGCTTCCATTTGTAATTCAAAATCAGCAGCTTCTACACAATCACAATCTGCTGTTGCTTGACTGATACATATAGCAACTCTTTGTTGTTGATCTGGGTACTCTGTTTTCATTGTCTCGTTACCCATGCAGCGAGATACGAAAGAGTCCTTTTGTTCATCTTTTCTTCTATTTGGAATTGGCATGATTTTCTCCATTGTTAAAGATTAATGTCTTAGCTTCTTCGAATATATTGTTCATACTCCATTCTGGAATTCTACTTTGAAAATGATTCTTTATATCTTGTATCATTTGGTGATTTGGATCTTGTGTTATTTCCATCCACCCAATAAAATAGTTCCAGATTCTATCTTCTAATACTAGTCGATACTTTACGCCATTTGGGCGACTAAATCTATGATTCCATTTCAATTGTGGTAAGCATATATTTTTACCACCCCATTGTCTAAATTTTTCTGCTATGTAGCCTTCTTCTCCACCAAATCCTCTAAAATTTGGATTTATGCCATTCCAAGCGGATTTTTTAAAAGACAACAGACCCATACCCTGCATTGGAATTTCAAAAGGCTTACAGGCATTGTAAGATTGGGCGTTTGTGGCCCAAATACCATACATGTCTCCACGCCACACTGGATCAAAGTGCGTAGAATAATGCTTTAAATCATCATACCACAGTGGACCTTGAACTAAGTCTTTGCACGGGTAATGATGCTCAAAATAGGATAAGAGATTATTGATACCATTATCTTGAATAAGAACATGGCAATCTATTATAAGTACATACTCCCCGTCAGAATACTCCACAATATCATACTTATTGAAAGATGACTGTCTCTTTTTATATGGTATGTATTTTCCACGTACAGCATTTTCTACAAACTTTTTGCACTCTTTACCATGCTGTCCATCTGGATTGCTATCTAATACTATAAACTCAACAGCGTCTTTATCCGCACATATTGGGTGATACATTCTCAATGATTGTATGGAGAAAAACACTCCATCGTAATCATCGTAAGTCGCCATGCCTATTGTCAATTTTTTCATGTTTAACCCGGTGCAGAATAAAAGCCTATATCAAATCCGGGTTTGGTGCATTGTTTTATAGCTTCATCCATACCCTTGGTTTTAAGTACGTTCTCTATATGTATACACATATTGGTGTCTGTTCCCGGCCAGTTGTTCTTGCAATAATGGCACAATTTAGTGCATTTCCAGCCCTGTCTATCTTCTGATATTGGTTTTGGAGTATTATTTTTCTGTATGTCTTTGAACCTCTCTTTTAGCATATTTAGGAATCTAGACTCATCTGCTTTGTCAAAACACATAGAAAATGGTCCACCATCCTTAATGAAGAAAATGCTCATTATAGACTGTTTGTATTCTGGAAATAATTTTGATATTGCATAGTTGTATAGCAAAAGCTGTGGATCTGAACATAGCTTTTCATATGTTTTTTCCTCGCCCGTAGCCCAATCAAGCCTTCTGCCAGTTTTCCAATCGATTACTTCTATAATACCATCAGAAGACTCTGTAACCAAGTCTATAGTACCCTTGATTGCTAACTGACCTTTAATCATCTTACCATTTACTTCATATTCATAAAACGCCCAATCTTCATCTATTGGTATATCAAAATGTGGTTCTGCTGCAACTATCTTTCTATACCTTGGATCAAACTGACCATCATTATATGATAGAGTGTCCCAAACGAGTTTTAAACAATCATTTTGATCAGCTTTGGAGAAACTGTTTTTTGATTCGGATGTATAAAAATTGTAACTTTTCTGCAAAAGCTCATCTATGAACTTGGCTGTATACAGTTCTGATTTTTTGATATTAATCTCACCAACAGCCTCGTCTTGAATACATAGTTTTAGTTTTTTAGGATTATCTTGTGCGAACTTCTTTAGTTTTGCTAAGACTTCCATCACTTTATGGACTATGGTTCCAAGCTCTGCCTTTTTACCACTATCTGATTGATGACCAAGTACGTAGGTAATAAAGTACTGCATTTGGCAGTATGCATAATTATTATAACTAGATGATCTTATGTATGTTACTAGCATATTAGCTCCAAAGATGAGAATATATTTTTAATGTTTCGAACAACTGATTGAGATCCAGATTAGAATTATCTATAACGAGATCGAAGTTGTTCCAATCATAATTCTTTTTATCTAGAGCGGATTCTGCTTCAAAATCACTATTGAATATATCTCTTGTTAATCTTATGACTTTTCCACCGGCTTTCTTTATTGCGTCTACTTCATTGGGAAATCTAACATCTGGTATGATCGCTATTTCAGAATTATCGGATAATATGTTTTTAAGTGTGTATTCTGCCCAAGCGTCAGATTTTATTTTTCGAATAATCGATGTTCCAAAATACTCTAAAAACTCTCGTATAGTTAGGTTTTCTTCGCTGGCATTTCCACCGGGAAGATCAGACCAAATAAAAGGTGTCTTCTGATTCTTATCATCATTGGATCCATATACCAGCTTTGAATCTAGACCAAATAGATTTATAGCCAAATCCTTTAGTGGGTCTGCAAAGTGATAAACTTTTATGTAGGGCCATAGTTCTTTTTCAGCATACTCTACAAATACTTGATCTTTTCTGGTAACGTCAAATATACCGTAGCCAACTTTGCCAGAATTATCTTTTGTTGATACAGCCAAAGATCCATCTTGCTCAATAAAAAAGTCTGATATCATTCCCCTATTTGCAAGAACCACACCGTTTATGTAGTTAGCAACAGTATTTTTACCAGCCTGTTTTCTACCAGATATGCCTACGATCTTCATATTAACCCCTTATTTGTGATAATACATTCTTCTTGATTTGCTCAATAGACATTTCGCCAATGTCTTTATGATTTAATTTTGGGAAACTAAGCTTATAGAATCTTCCCAGTTGTCTTTGTAGCTGTATCTTGGATTCTCGTCCAGCTTGATCGTTGTCCGTTAAAATAATTATATGAGTCAGAGGCAGTTGTTGCAACTTGGATTGTTGCTCTTTGGTTAAAGTCTTACCAAATATTCCAACCGCGTTATATATTCCAGCCTCATGCAATTTCCATAAATCTCCCTGTCCTTCTACTATAAAAACAGAATTGGACTGATGTATGTATGGTAATGCTCTATGTATGTTGTAAAAATGGAATCGTTTGTCAAATCCTTTGGGATAAATAAGAAACTTGGGTATCTTATACTCTTTTATTGATCTACCAATGTATCCTATGATCTGTCCACACTCACTATGAATAGGGATAACAGACCTGTCATATAGCTTACATGTCTTGTCTAAACAATCGCCAACGCCAAAATGTTCTAGAGTTTTTTTCTTGAATCCACGATTTAAGAAGTATTTTGATGGTATATCAAGAGATAATTCTACATCA